CACGCCCCTGTTGGGCGTGACTCTTAATGTTGATCATGTCAACAATCCATGCGTATGTATGAGCGTCGAGCGTAATACACCTGTACCAGCTGGTTCTCATTCGGTTATCATAACCGGGATTGGATCAGTTGATCTTTGCGGTCCGGATTATTTAGTGAATTGGAGTGCGGAGGTCCCTACTTTGGCTTACATGCCAAAGCAAGAAATCTACACGCCCAATTCGACCGGATCTCGTAAATTCTGGAAATCGTTTGAGCACTTTCGTAGTGACCAAGCGTCCCCAGAAGGAGCAATGGGAGCCTACTTCTTGTCCGAACTTCCGGGTAATTATCCCGGATGTCACGGAACAGGAAAGTCGACTTACATTGGTTTTGGGTATGACCGGTGGCTTACCGTCGGTCTCGTTCGACCTTTTGGCGATGCAGGAAGGCTAGATGCCGACCTTCCATCGTTTGTTTCTAACCTACTCGGTGGGTTCTTTATACCCCCACCGGCGGACCTTGAAGTGATGTCTAAGGCTGCTCTTGCGAGCATCCTTCCCATCGTCAAGGCCGAGCTTAGTCTCCCCAACTTTATTCATGAGTTGAAGGATTTTAAGCGTCCGTTAGCGAAAGCACTTGCAGTTCTTAAGTCGGGATCTTTTATCTCGGCGCTTAAGAAACTTGGTCTATTCTCAAAGAAGAAATTGACCTTTAAGCAGATGCTCCAAGGAGCGGCAGGGAATTACTTGAATTTGCAATTCAATATCCTACCACTCATATCTGACATTGCTAAGATTCGTCTCGCAATGTCGCGTACACAACGTCGTATAAACGATTTTGTGTCTCGTGAGGGACGTCCACAGAACAGACACTATTCGTTCAAGTGGAGTGAGTTTCCCGATGATTACAGCGATGCAGGGAAAGGTGGAGCTCCGTCGTGGCAAAACCACTTCGGAATCACCTCCTGCGGCTGTGAGAGAACGGTTACTTACGACCCGTCCGTGTTTCATGTTCAAGTCCAGTACAATTATAATTATACTGGGTATCAAAGAGAGAATGCTCTCTTGCTTGGCCATTTAGATGCTCTTGGGCTCAATTTGAACCCAGCGATCATCTGGAATGCCATTCCTTGGACTTTTGTTGTGGATTGGATGTTGGGCGTAGGCCCTTATCTAGATTCACTCAAAAGTACGAACATGGAACCTCAGATTAACATACGTCAGGCCCTCTGGTCGATCACTCGCAGGCGTCGCATTGTGGTTACTAAAGCCACGTACGGACCTGGGGGTGTTCTCCTCTGGAAGGGCCAAATGCCGGTAGTTGAACAGTCGGCCTACCGCCGATCAGTCGGACTGCCTTCATTGAGCTCGATTACTTCGAGCGGGCTAACTGCTAAAGAAGTTAGTCTCGGAGCAGCCTTAGTAATAGTACAAGGCCGTAACCGAAAGAAACACTGAGAGATAGTTCTCAGCTAGGGTGTGAACCCTAGTGTATTAACAAACAAAAAGCATGCTACCTAACACGCTAGTCACCAACGAAGTCAAGAACAGTGCAGGAACCGAGATTGAATTCTCGCGCCTGTCTACTGGACCTGGCCGTGCAACGGTGTTTCGAGCCGTTCTCGAAACTCCCGCGCTCTTGCACCGCCTCTCGATTAAACATCTTGAGACCGGTGCAGGATTGAAACTGAGGAGACGAAGTCTTGTTCGATTTGACAAAACAGTCATTTCGACCGTCGACCTAATCACCCCAGTCACGATCTCCGGCTATACAGTACTGGACGCGCCCATTGGGGCGTTGGCCAGTATAGCTGAGGTCACCAATGTCAACGCAGAGTTAATGTCATTCGTCGCCTCGTTAGGGGCTTCGACGACAATTCTCTACGATGGCACTGGCAACGGCTCAGTCTGCCTCCTGAACGGTGACCTTTAGAGAGTTTTACTCTTTAGAGGTCCATCGTCCCACTGGATAAGCAGCTTGGAGTCGCGGGCGGAACTTTAACGTTCCGTCCGCTACTCGTTCGCTAACCACCTCCAGACGTATCAATGCTTGCGAGAAGCCCACCGATTGGGGGGATTCGGGGGATACTTCGACTTCCAATTCTAATTGGTAAGTTAAAGAACCCTTGGTCTCCTCCTTCTTGGAAGGCTCGCAACTCGATATAGTTTGCAGACGCATCAGACGGCAGTATCGTATGAACGCCGAGCACCTTAAGTGTTCGACCGTTCGGTATTGTTGGCTCATATGTAGGTAGTAACATGGTTTGTGTTATTGCTTGTGGTTGGCGACTTTCTTCGTCGCGAAGGATCGCTTAGCGTGTGCATGCTCTAAGATGAGACACCTTATGGATCTCAGGAAGAGCTTAGATGACAGTTATCCCATCATCGCTGCACTGCTATGCGACGTATCTAACTCGCATGGATCAGTGTTCAACACTACAAATCTTCGTAACACTCTTAATCGAGTGCGACGGAGACTTTCTGCAGAAGGAATGGGTTTTCTCACGAAAACCTTGCCCCGCCTGGGGAAGGCCTTTGATAAGGCCCTCTCTGGTGAAACCAAACTGAACGCTAACTCTCTAGGCTTCGCAGCCATGAAAGATAGTGAGCTTCCTAGCTTTCTAGGTGAGCTCTTCAGTCGAGTCCTCCAACCAAGCGGTGCTCTCCTCGAGCATCCGTGTGTACTCAGTGTCGGTCATTTACGGAATATCTTATACTCTTTTTATAAGTATAGGCTTCCATATACCGATGAACAAGAACATCAAGTCGTCGACAAGTTCACCCGAACTGAAGACGATTTATCCACCGTTGATAACAGTCTCCTTTTGCTTAGAGAGACCTTTATCTCAAGTTTCAAAGGCTATCGTTTTACCCCTAATGAGAGGGCTACGACAGTTAATGTTACTCGCGGGGCGCGCCACCTCCTTCAGAGGTTGTTCGCTCATTTTGACCCGAAAAACGTCCATCCTCGTCACGGCCCAGGTGCCGTTGCCACCAGGCAACAGCGATCTGAGAAGTATGCGTGGACAAACGTGTCGGAGAAATCACAGACTTATATCCTTACGACGCTTATTTTACGGCGTCGTTAGGGCATGTATGTGACACATTCGATCAGTATAAACTAATCGATAATAGGAGTCTTCCTGCACGAGTTATACTCGTACCGAAGGACTCGCGCGGGCCTCGTTTAATCTCCTGTGAGCCAGTGGATTTCCAATGGATTCAACAGGGTTTAGGTAGGGCCATCGTGGACCTTGTGGAACGGCACCCTTTAACAAGGGATAATGTCCGTTTCACTGATCAAGAGCCGAATCGGATAGCTGCCCAGTACGGGAGCGAGTCCGGTAGATACGCAACCTTAGACCTGAATGAGGCCTCAGACCGTGTCTCTCTTGAGTTAGTTCGTCTGCTGTTTCCGGATCGGGTTCTTCCCTATCTAGAGGCTTGCAGAACTTCATCGACACTGTTGCCAAGCGGCAAGGAATTAACACTCCGGAAGTTTGCACCAATGGGAAGCTGTTTATGCTTCCCTATATTGGCGTTAACTGTCTGGGCGATCCTTACCGCCGCGACTAACGACACAGATACTCGTAAGAGTATCTATGTGTACGGAGACGACGTGATAGTCCCAACGGCTTACGCCGAGAGCGCTATCGAACATCTCGAATCGTTTGGTTTAAAAGTTAACCGCGATAAGAGCTGCACCAAAGGACTCTTTAGAGAGTCATGTGGCATGGATGCCTTCCAAGGCATCAACGTCACCCCTGTCCGCTTGCGGACAGTTTGGTCGTGGTCTCCCCGTCCTGAATCCTACACCAGTTGGATCGCGTATGCGAATTCATACTGGGATAAGAAGTACTATCGTACCTACGAATTAATCGCAGGTCGATTGCACCAAGTATACGGTGCCATCCCGAGCAACGACATGCGTCTCGCATGTCCTAGCTTACGAGATGTACCCGAACACCTGAGACCTAAACGTACCAGAACGAACAAACGCTATCAAAAGCGCGAGTTTAATGTCTGGGACGTCAAGTCTCCTGTGCATATCGAGCAGATGGATGGATGGTCCAAGTTACTTCGGTACTTTGCCGAAGCGACGACCGACTGTCCACTCGCACCTGCCACAGAACAAGATGATCAACCGCGGGGCTCATATTTTGAGGGCCCTCCGGCTTTTTCGGTCAGTCAGTACACGAG